GGATTCTACCACCGTTGTCTACTGTAGATCTTAAACCAAAGAATCCACGATAGGGTACATCAATATCCCAACTGGTTGTGTATACAACACCACCACCATCAGTGCTCTTTCTTGCCAAGGGAGGAAGAGGAGAGATGGCATGTCTATTCATAAACTTACCCCATCTTAGAGGCACTACAACCGGATACCAATAGTCTTTTGCTGGGAATCTAGTTGTCCAGAAAGGATTGTTAGGACACCTACCCTCTGCTTTCGGTGGTGGTATTTCTAAGTTAGGAACTGGAGGAGCATCGATTGTGAGTGCAACTCCCATTGGATTTTCATTCCATGATTGTTTTACAATCTCAGTTCTTTCAACGTATGATGTTCCCACTCTCACAGCAAGAACCATTGGGTTTCCCTTTGCTAATCTCTTACCGCTCCTTTGAAAGAGTTCTGCGATTAAAGTGTACTTACCCGCTCTAAAAAACTTTACGTCAGTTGACGTACCAGTCGCCCTTCCACCATCTTCAACAGCAGCAGTGAATCCCTTCTTTTCAATAGAAGTTTCCTCACCATTTTTGTTAATAAATCTAAGGTTGACATTATCATCAACTGCAACCTCAATATTATAGTTACCATCTACTGGAAAGTCTAGATCATACCAACGAATGGTGTGGGTTCCAGCATAGTCATCACTAAAGGATTCGGGAGCAGTGATATCAAATGGGAGAACTCCGAAACGATTGACAAAAGCAGCATCTTTTCCTGCTTCTGGATTGATTCTCCAAAGTTTTCTATCTGCTTTGTCGATTGATGAGATAGTATCAAAAACAGTTACTTTTTGAATATCACCAATGGTTGGTGGGGACGCATCAATCCCTTTGACATTGACAGTCTTTGTTACCCTACCTTTTTCTTTGTAGTTTTTTGTAGTTGGTTGACCAATTCTTCTTCCAGAATATGTGGTGGTAAAATCTCTTTTCCATATAGTATCACCAACTTCAATGTCCGTGACAGCTAAACCAGATATCCTCGGATTATCATCATACTTATATCTGATTGTGATTGATCCACTGCCATCATATATTATCTTCTTACCATCTGGTGAAAATCTAGCATTATTTGTTGAACTAAGAATACGGAATGATGCATTTTCATCATATCCTCCACCGATATCATCGTCAATACCAACTTCAACGTTTGATTTCAGTTTTAACCCGGCACCTTTTGACATGCCTTTATAGATGACAGCGACTTCATTACTAGCTGCCTGAGTTTCAACCGCCTCAGTAATAGTAATCTCTCTTTCCTGAGGGGTATTTAATAAATCAATTCTGATTTTATGTATTCCTTCACTGATAGTTTTCTTTATAGATTTTCCAGTATTAGTTCCAACTGCTTTTCTACCACGGAAATGCTCCATATCCATGACAAAATTATTATCAATATATAATTTTGCCTCATTGTCTCTTGCACTACGAAATATATACTCACCATCATAGGGGAAAAATTCCTCCCATTCAAAAGTATATTGAATGCCTGCAAAATCACTACCAGGGACATTTGATGGTGGCACTGGTGAAATCGCATAGCGATTCATGAAACTATCATGAATCACCGTTTTTTCCTGAGATTGAGGTGTAAAATCCTTACCACTACCAAGGAAATATGTAAGTTGATACGTATCGTGACCTTTTATTTTGTCCCTATTGCTAGCGGTAAATATTCCCTGTGTGCATTGTATCTGCAGGTCATCATTGTCATTTGCAGACTTTGCGAAGTCGCAAAAGATCGTATTACCAGTTGCTTCTTTAAGTTCTTTCGTCTTAGGTATATATCCTCTGGCAGTGCTACCTAAATCTCTTTGTGCGTCTCTTGTTTCGGTAACGCGAAGTGTTTTTATTTCTTTTGGGTTAGGTCCAAGTTTACTAGCAAGACCCTGCTCTACACCAGCACCTTTGTATCTTCCAGTTGAGGTAACAAAATACTTTGTGTTTCTTTTAATACCTTTAGTGATTACGAATTCTGTTTTTTCTTTAAAATCATCTGCCTTAATGGTGAACTTATGCGATCCATCCTCAGAGGCAAATCTAAATGCCATGCCTCTTCCATGACCACCTGCGGTGAAGATCTTAAACTGTACGTCTTCAAAGTTTTTTGGATTACTAGAAGGCACTGTGACTTGTTCACCACCCCATGCAAAGTGAACAACATCATACTTTGTTCTATCCTCTTTTCCGTTACCAATAACTTTAAGAGGAGGATTCATCCTCGTAGTCCAGAAAGGTTTTCTATCCGCCTCTCTCAGTTTTCTTTGATAATCGAGAATGATATCTCTGTATGGATCCTTATCCTTGCTGAAGTATGACTTTGCATCAAACTTATTAACTTCCTTTCCACTTACATCAAATACTGGTGAGTTAAGATCTTCTCCGGGATCACAAATCTCGTAATCCTCAAAGTCAGATTCTCGATCATATACAATCGTCGTTTCTGATATCGTGCCGGTGAATGCCTGAGCAACAACTCCAGCACCAATGCCACACTTGTCAAGCACTTGCACCTTAGGTGGATACTTGTAACCAAATCCACCAGCAGTGACTACGACACTCAGTATTCTCCCGTCATTTCCTACGACCGGTGTTGCCCTTGCTCCAACTCCTCCACCACCAGATAAAACAACCTTTGGGGGACCACAATCAGTGTCAATCTGAATACCAGAGCACTCCTCTTGAGGTGTTACATCATCGATAGAAAGATCATTAACTTGATTAATATTAATATACTTTACAAAGTCTCTAGTCTGAACAATAAACTGTGTTCCAGGATCTTTCTTAGCGATCTCATTTGCCTCACATCTGCCAATGTTTCTGATATATCCACGCTCAGTTGAAATATAACCAACACGAATCAGATCATCATCTGGTGATGCAAGGATATTCAGACTAGATGTTCCAGATGTAGATGCGTTGAGTTCATCTGCTCTGATCAATGGCTTTGACATTTATAAATGACTTCTAAGCACTTTAATATTCATATTTATTGGTCTTCCAGAATGTCATTATAGAAAATCATCATGCAACTCCAGAAGTTCCGGGCGGGATGGTTAAATATCCTGGATCTCTTGGTGTTTCTTTAGCACCGCCATTAGATACAGCAGCGGTCTGTCCAAGTCTTGTTTCTGAAGGAAGACTCTGGTCTGGTTTGCCAGATCCACCACTACAGAAAGCATACTCATCTGATACCGCTTCATTGGGTTTGAGTTCACATCCAAATATATCAAGACTTAAGTTGTTGAATAGCATGGCAGCTGCCATACTAGTATTGATATTTCCAAGTTGGGAGAGTGCTCCAATAATACCAAGACCCTTACTAATCTGATCAACAATACCCAACACACCAGCGACTTTATCAGTGATATCTTTTAAAAATTCATTGACACCTTGAATCATATTGTCATTATTATCCTGTATTTCTCCAAGGTTTGAGATGATGACATCTGCCATGATTTGCTCAGCAGCACAAACTGGAACATCTGGAGTTTTGGGTGTGGTGCCATCTCCAAATGCATTATCTTTTCCGTCTGATCTATTTCTTCTTGCTTGTTCAATCAGATTGTCAATATCCAATGCATCGAGAAGAAGTCCCTCAAGTTTATTTGACAGATTGTTAGTAAGTTTTCCATAAAGACAAAGTGCCATCTCATTCATCTCTTCTTTCATCTCAGCAAAAAGATATCGCTCACTTGATGGCAATGCAGATACAACTTTCGTTAACTCTTCATTCAGTTTCTTCTGTGTGTGAGCCATCATCTGATCCATAATGGGCTTAGTATATTTTGCTAGAACCTTTGATGCATCTTTGATTAAGATTTGAGGGTTCTGTCCACGAAAAGAAACAGCATCAGCGTAACTCGTAATGGAGTTCAAATACTTACTGATTTTTCCGGTAAGGTTTTCAATCTCCGTCTGCATATTTTTGATCGAAGATTGCACATCATTCTCAGGAGTTTTGAGTGGAATCTTCTCACAAATTGTTTCTTGCAATATTGCTTGTCCGGCGCTCGTTGCCTGCGAAGCATCCGAAGACTCAATTGCTGGCTGATTTCTCTGTACTAAGGCAAGATCTCCTTCTCGATATTTTCTTGGTGTAGGATTATTGCCATCAAAAATCCCCTTAGTGCCAAAAAAGAATCGGGGATGACTACTTGCTCCTGCTAGTTCAGTCTTTGAATTATTTCCAAGCACACCCATGATAATGGGCACCTGCATGTCAGAACCATCAAGAAAGAATCCAAACACGAACATACCCTGACGGATATTGGGTGTCTGGAATGATGATTGTTGACCACCACCCGCAGTAACAGGATACATGACATTTGCCCAAGGCAACTGATCAGTCTCAATGCTCTCGGTGTCTGGATCATGTAAACCAATGATCTTGACCTTATATCTGTATCCCCAACCTGTGGGTGAAGATGGATCGTCATACTTAGTTGGAGTTATATTATCTCTCCAGTATGAGTCGTCAGGAATCTGACCGATCCACCATCTAAAAGCGGATCCAGTAAAATCTGGATTAAAAAGTGAAGATGACTCCATCAATCGTCATAAATTAAGCACTCTGGTTCAGATGGATTCTGATCACAGAAAAGTTCCAAGTAACTTGGATCATGATGATCTCCAGCTTCGATTTCTTTCTTATGATGCTCTACATATTCTTCTAGTTCATGCAGTTCGCCTTCAATGTGGCGACGCATTTGTGGATTTGTTGTGGGGTCTTGGAGGATTTTCTTATCCTCTTCAATATGCTTCTCTATACTTTCCATTTTTAGTTCCTCTTTTTGCCAAATGAATCTCTAACGAGTGCAAGTTTGGTCAATGTTTCTCCACCCGATATGAAATGGGTTAAGTCTGTTATAATATATAGACCCCCATCCATATTACTCTTATTTTTAATCCTGTCAACACCACCCTCAAGAAGCGGAACATCTAAGTAAATCGCATCTCCTGCATGTAAATCAAAGTCTGCTGGTATGGTGATTGACGCACTAAATGAAAGAAACTGATTATATCTCATGATCGATTGATTTACAATCGCACCATACTCAAAGTTTTCTTCTCCAGATTTTTCAATCTGCTGTTCAGTATTCCCGGTTGGAAGTGATCCAGTATCTAAGATGTGGAAAGTCGTCCTTGAAAACTCTTTATCTTTACCAGGGACATTAAGTTCTTTATTAAACGTTGGTAGTTTTTTGCCCCCTGTTTTGTACTTATCATTCTCTTCAATCTCTTTTGACTCTAAGGTCTTCACTTCATAGATGCATCTAAATGGATCAAACAATACAACTCTTGTGGTGTTCGTCCCTACGCGAAGTTTTGACTGAGCGTTGATGAGATTATCTTTTGAATATTCCAGTGCCTTATAATCATAATCTTGCCCTTTATCATTCTTCATTCTATTTTTTCCCTTTTCATCAGGAACATCATTATAAAAGATGTATCTTTTAGGTTCTTGAGATAGCAATCCGTCTATGGATTTAAAGTGATAACCCTCCGAAGTCTCATAGAAAAAATATCCCCCACTAGATCCAAGATTCTGGTTTTGTGCAGAGATTGATTTTTTAGCCAACCAGTTAAGAGTATAAAAAGTTTTTAAGTTGTTGCCGATAAAGTTTAAGTTGTTTATAGTTGGTTCTATATCAATATTTTTTTCAGTTTGTATTCCATCCCCTAACTTATCTTTCTTCAAAATCATCTCAATATGATCAGATATTTTTCCATCGTATCTTTTTCTAAGCCTTACCTTTTCATTGAGTAAGAACTCTTTTGAAACCATATCAAGAGAAACTAATCCCTTCCTAGTATCTTGTCCCACTGGATTGACGTTATTAATATACATGTTCAACTTTGGTTTATCACCAATTTTATTTCCAGAGTTATCTGTAATCTTTATTTCTACCTTTTCAGTTCCAACGAGTGGTAAACCCTCTAAAACATTTTTATTATCAAGATTCTCCCCTGTAATACCAGTGTCAACAAACTGCACCGATACCTTAATTGTATCACTTAAGATACTTTCATGATAATATAGAGCGACCAGACCCTTAGCGGCAAGATTAACTGACTTGCTTGGATCTTCATTTGAGATGATCGTCAAGTTATCTACAAGAGTTGGTTGAATATCGGTGTTGAGTTTGTTAGACATATACTTTTACCTCTATACTATTTAACTACGATATAACTCTTGTCCAGCATCATATCCAGATCCAGGAATGACTATTGTAGGAATGGAAGCAGAGGCAACAAGTGACGGCAGTTGATCCGGTATTTCAGAGCGGTCTATCACCAGTGTGTCGGCAGCAAATAGTTCATCACCATATCCCTCTCCCAGAGATCTTATTCTTGCTGCTAGAGTGGGGTCAACTTTAAATAAACTTCCCACCTCATCACCTATCTGATATTGTCCAGGTGGGTTGGGATCATTATGTTTTCTTTCAGTGGGTTCCTTATTAGAAGGGTCTCCTTCATCATCAGGAATGACACTATATGGATATTCGTGCTCAAGAAAATACTCTGGTGTCGCGCCAAGGTCAGAATCTCTATTCTGAGGAGGAGCGGGTGGTTTTTTATTAGCAAAGAACATGTCATATAAGAACCGACCAAATGAATCTCCAATGTATCCGCCAATAAATCCACCAAGAAGTGTGCCAGCACCTGGTACAAACGATCCAAGACCAGCAAGAATCGCTGTTCCCAAACCAGCACCAATAGCTCCAAACGCTGCTCTACCAGGGTCTTCACCTAACAAAACTGACAATCCAAAGTCAAGAAATGCGCCTACAATACCTTTACCAAGAGGTGATTTACTTAAAAAACCTTTGACTCCTCTCAGAAGTTCTCTAGGTCTTTGTGTTGCCACTCTTGCTCTAAGTCTTGTGTCGAATGATAATCCAGATAACCTGTCTGCAATTCCAGATAACCTGTCTGCAATTCCAGATCCTGCATCTTGAACTCTTCTTCTTATGTTTCGTAACGGTTGTTTAATTCTTTCAGTTATAACTGTCCTTGCATTTGCCCTTGCCTCTCGTCTGGCGACATTTTCTCTTGCAAGTTGCTGTAACTGTGGATCATCACCAGTCATTTGACTTACAAAATCAGCATCAAGTTCATCAAGATAATCATACCTTTTAAATAACCTATCAAAGATATTTCTATTTTCTGATTTTTTCTTTAGATTTCTAAGTCTTTCTATCTCAATTTGTAGAGGTGTTCTCCTAGGTTTTGTTGGTCGATCAGCGAGTGTATCTCTTATAGAGTCTTCTATGGCTTTTGGAGACATATTTTCAAAATACCTAATATCAGATGGTTTTAATAAACCCTGATCAGATAATTCTTTGATTGCTTTTTTGAATGTTTCTGGAGAACTTTCGCCCCTAGCCACTCTTTCAGTTAAAAAACTTATTCTTTCCTTTGAAGTCAATAAATCTTTTACAGATCTCTTTCGGATCAATCGGACAATTTTTTCCAAATCATTTGGATCATATGCACCCGATCCTATCGGACCACGACCACCACTTCCACCACCAGATAATACTCTGGATAATGATCTCACGAAACGATTGATAACATTAGATCCTTTTTCCGCTGGCACATCTATTGGGAGTTGTAACTGTCCCGCAGATCTTGCAGATCCCAACTTTCTCCCCAATAAACCAATACCAGCTGCACCCAACAATGCACCTAGTAACCCACCAAAGTTAAATCCCTGTCCAGGTTTGACTGGTGGTTTTATTGGTTGTCTAGGTTTTTCATCAGATCCACGAGGTCTTGGACCTGGACCCCTAGGTCTAGGTCTTCTAGGTCCAGGACCAAATCCACCTCTGCGTCTTGGTGGGCGACGACCAGGACCTCCAAAATCACCACTACCTTTTATTAATGTTGCGAGTAGTAAGATATCGATTAGTGTTGATATCTTTCCCATCAATGTTTCAAAGGCATTGACAGCATCTTCACCACCAACATTTCTTAAAAATCCTTTAGTAGCATCAAAAGCGCGATATCCGAAGTCTACTATCGTCGCAAATCCATTTACAAGACCGACACCTATCGTTGATATGACATCAACTGTAGCAGCAATACCCTTTAGTATACCTTCTAGAGCACCAACAGAGCCTAACAGTCTCGATGCAAAGAATCCTAAAAGTATTTTACCAATGAAGTTTTTAAACCATCCAAGAATACCCATGCCACCTGGTCTTGGTACTCTACTCACAATGTTTTTATTCTTTTCAGCTCTAGGTGCTTCAAGTCTGTCTTCAATACGCTCTCTTTTTTCTCTTTGATTTTTTATCTTCTTTTGCTTGAGTTTAGACTTTTGAATGGCAAGTGTTCCAGACAAAAGATTTTGAATCGAAATAAGTTTAGTATTAACTCGCGTGAAAAATCCACTGGTGGGAGATGCCACCACTTCTTGTCCGCGATTCATTAACTTCTGTCCGTCAACCATCTTAGACTATCCCCATCGTCGTAAGTTTATGAGAAGAGTGTCCCGCATGGGATATTGAAGGTAATGTGGGGAACGATTGCATCCCTGGATTAGACGGACCAGCAGATGCTTGATCATTCATCACTACAATCCTTGGTTTTCTCCTGATAGGGGGATCTGGAATATTTACATTAGGTACTGACCTAGCTATTGTTGCTTGTCTTCTAACTGGCACAGAGGATTGAGGACCAAACATCTTTGGAAATATCGGTTTAAGAAGTTCTCTCAAAGCATCCTGAGCCGGATTGGGATCGGGAGTAAGACCGTATTCCTCTCTAAGTATCCTCTCCCTTTCTCTAGTTACATCACCTATTTGCTCTAGGTTTCCTGGCAGATTTTGAAAACTTTCTCTTATAAATTCCTCATTTCTTTCTCTTTCAGACTTAGGAGTGGAAGGTGTCCCTGGGATCAGAGGTTCAAGTGGTGCAGCACGACGACGAGATATGACGGCAGGAGATGTTACTTGTCCTAACCCCTTTTCGTTGAAGTATTTTTGAGTGCTAGGCATTCTAACCTCAACCGCTTTAAATTGTTCCAGAAATCTTGTGGGATCTCCAGTGTCAGCTCTGTTATATCTTCTAATATCTTCGTCAGAGTATCCCTTCATTCTTAATGATCCAGGGATAGGGATGCCAAGTATTTTTGATAGAACGGTTCCCTCATCCTGATATGTTCCCTTAGATGCCATGGGTGCCATGACATTACCTGTATTAGGAAGAAAACTAAGTGCGTTTGTGATTGCTCCAATCAATCCACCATCATTAGCGTAGACTGTGTTGCTTTTCACCGAAGGTATGTTATCACCACCATGTTTTTGATTGAGTCTCTCCAGATATGGAATCCCCAGTTCTTTTGCTGCGCCAGGAACAAGCACAAACTCACCATCACTAAGCATAGCAGGAATATTATCAATCCCAAACTTACCTATTACCTCACCACCATCATTGAATCCGCTCGCATCGTCATCTGATTGTCCCCTTCCGCTAAAGAAGTTCTCAAGTGCTATGAAACTAGCGGCAGTCGCTCCAAGTTGAATGAGGGATCCAAGTTTTCCACCACGTCTACCAAGTAATCCTCTAGCTAACCCCCCTGCTCCTCTCAGTCCAAGCCTCTTAAGAAGCATGAGAGACGCTGCTCCCAATCGGATAGCACCCTTGATGATAAGCGAACTTAACTTACCTACCGCTCGACCAAACTTGGTGCCAAACATTATGTAAAGTGTCAGGAGTTTTGGTCCAAAATCGGAGAAGAATCTTACAACAGAATCAATCTTACGTTTGTTTTTTGGATCCGTTACGAAATCAATTAGTCCAACTAAAAACTTACCACCAATTATAGTAAGTATACCCTTGATTATCTTGTCGAGAATACCTTTGACAGGTGCTATTATTTTTTCAGTTGTTTTACGAAGAACTTCATATCTTTTTTCTATTCTTTCCTCTGCTAATCTTCTTCTTGTGTTCTCAGCCTTTCTTCTATCAGTCTCTTCGTCTTTCTTTTCTAGTTTTGCTTCCTCTCTTAATGTTTCAAGAATGGCATCAAGGTTTCTAAGCATCACTGCTTGAGGAGTAACATTCGCAAGGTTCTTCCTTAAGTCACTCTTTTGATATCCTAAAATATTTTTTAATATTGTTATTTTTCTTTCATTGGCTAGGGATTTTCTCTCAACCAGTGTCAATCTTTTTGAAGTCTCAGCACCCTCAAATGATTGTTGTGATTCTTTGATATTTTTTACAGACTTTGCAATACCAAAGTTCTCAGCAGATATTTTCTTAACTGTAGGCTCAATGGATTTTTCCGATCTTATATCACCTAAAAGATCGTCTAGTCCCTCTGGTATTCTCTCTTCGTTAGATGCCATTCGCCTGCTGTTGCTTCAGTTTTTCTTCTTCAAGATGATTCATTAGCATAGCGACATAGATATCCCTCTCCCAGGGTATCATGTTTTCAATTTCTGTTAATGAATATTTATGGAACTGCATCAAGGCAAAATTGAGATTGAAGTAGTTCTCAAGATTCATATGAACCATCCCTAGGCGAAAAAAGATGCCAATCCCTCAAGCACAACTTCGCTTTCAACCTTAGTCTTTGGATTCTTGACCTTGATCTTATGCGATAACTTGGGCATTGTTTCAAAAAACTTTTCAATCTCTTTGAATTGTGAGGAGTTCATTTGCTCTAAGAAATCATTCATTTCTTTCTTAGTACAATCAGCGGTTGTCCACACCTCTTCTTCAGTAAAGATTTTATCAACACAAGATGCGATCAAATCAAACGATTGATCCATCGCATTTTTTTGATTAATGTCAAAGTTATTTTTGATGAACTGTTCGAGTGATGGATATTTCATCTGCATCATAATGCTGTCATCAAGTTTAATCTTGTCTGAATGATCATCAAACTTTTCAACTTGAATATCATCAAGATTGATATGAACCTGCACTGTGGTTTCATTGTCATCAGGGCAAGTAATCGACACTTCAATATCCTCACCAACAGATTTACCCCTAATGTTTAGGAATAGATATTCAATATCAAATGTAGGCAGATCCTCTACCTTCACTCCTTTTGTGAGGACACAGTTTTTAATCACAGATTTAATAGCAGTCGTAATCTGCTTTGTATTATCACTCTCTAGAGCGATAACTAATAGTTTTTCTTCCTTGACAAGGAACGGTCTGTATTGAACTGTTTCTCCAGTTGATGGCAACTCAAGTTCATAAGTTGGTGTAGCAATCTTTGGTAAAGGCATAATGTCCCGAAGAGTTTTTCAGTGTGATTATTTAGATTGATTAATTGAGAAGGAATCCTGGATCGTCAGTGGAACTTTCAATAAATCCACCCTCTAAAATAGTGGCGGCAGCTTGACGAGATCTTCCATGATCCTCCATAAACGCAAGAATATCACCCTCAGTAGTGATATTGTTTAAGATGCCATCAACAACATATCTTGAATATGCAAAAGTCACAGTTACTTTAAGAAGTTGTGATGCATTATATGATAAAGGCATCGAATTCATTGCGATAGGAAAAGCCCTTTTAAAAGTGTATCTTAGAGAGGTTCCTGTTTGTTTGTTTACTGTATCTCCAAAATTTGTTCCAGCAATAATATTAACAATATCCTCTAACAGATTTGGTTTCTTAACTTGAGTAAGAAAGTCTTTTTCAAATTTAATCACAGTCAATCCCTGGTCGGAAACATAATCATCAGGATATCTAAATCTGTAACTGAAATTATTGCTAAAAATATTTGTCGCCTGAAGATCCTCACCAGCAATGTGGGTCATCCACATTTCAAAAAACTTAATCGGTAAATATTTTTCAGCATCAACATAAAATGTGAGAGTTATATTATCATAGAGTCTACGATACGCATGAGTCTCTGTAACACCAGTTCTATCATTGTCTATTTTTGTAGTTGCAAATGACGAACCGGGAAGACTTACCTCACTACAAGCAAGAGTAAGTTTTCTTTGATCTGGTCCCAATAACTTTTGCAACCTGTTTGCGATGAGACTCTCTTGTGGAAAGGGAACGCTCGCGTAGAATTGTGAGGTTGTCGCAGGTCTTAAAATGTTGGACTTAATGTCAGATATTGAGGTTGCTTCTAATGACATCTAAATAGTTTTTAACCTTATATATTATGTATGGGAGAAAGTATTAAAAGTAAATACAAACCTTCGCATCCTACGAAGTATAAGGGTGATGCAAGTAATATTATATGCCGAAGTAGTTGGGAACGCAAGTTTTGTAGGTGGTGTGACCTCAACGAGAACATTTTAGCATGGGGATCAGAAGAGTTTTGTATCCCATACATCTCTCCTATCGACAATAGAGTTCATAGATATTTTCCTGACTTTCTAATCAAGGTAAAGGAGTCAACTGGTAAGATCAAAACCTATGTGGTTGAAGTCAAACCAGAGAAACAAACTGCACCACCAAAGAAAAAGTCAAGAGTGACAAAATCTTATATCTATGAGTGTAAGACTTACGCAGTCAATCAAGCAAAGTGGAAAGCAGCACAAGAGTATTGTGCTGATCGTAGAATAGAGTTTAAGATTATAACCGAAAGAGAACTGGGTATCAAATGAACCGTATCGAACCCATCCTATCTGAACTAAATGGTGGAACCATGGATCAGGAAGATCAGATGGTAATGATCATGGATGCACTGAGTGATACAGTTACGCCAATACCTGACGCTGGAAGCATTTGCACTTTCGTTTACAACGCTAAAACACCTGGAATCAGATACGATCAACACCCACTTGTCGCAGTCACAGATTTATTTGCATGGGGATTTCGTGGGACAAACTTTCATCATAGAGAGACAAGACAATACACATGGAATGAAATTGCAGGTCAGGTCTACATTGTTCAGAGAAATGAACTCGATGACCTACTCTCTGTCAGATATGGCAAGTTCATCACTAAATAGATAAAAAAAGGATACCGTAGTGGGACAATCAACGTTTGAAGGAGGCAACGCAGAAGAGGTCATCAATGGTGACGCACAGTACATACAAAATGGTCAGGAAAATTTAGATAAACCTTTTAACAGTACATATATTACTGATGAAAATTTTTATAAGATACCTGTGGGTAGATCAAATGGTGCTCCCTCAAACACAGAGGTTCATTACACCTATATCAGAACCATGACTGTTTTCACTGGTGATCACAGGACACCAGAGTACAAAGGATATAATGTCATTTACGCAAGTAACAAAGAAGGCACAAAGTATGTGCCCATTGCAATATCAGATGACGGAGGTAGAACTTACTTAGGTGCGGATGATAACCCAAAGTTTCCACTAAACTCTAAGGCAGTAGATTTTACCGCTATAATAAATTCAAAAGATCAAGTGAATGGATATGATGATCTTTTATCTGACTTAAATGACCGCGATTCAAACTTTGCTAAAGGTGTAAAACATCAAATAAACGACCAGTCATTTCAAGATGGATCTGATAGATCTAATGACTCATTGATGAAAAACAAACTTGGTGATTTACCAAGATCACAAAAAAATAAAATATTTGGTACTCAACAACCGGTGTATGATGAAAGTATAACAGAAAATATTCCAGAGGGCGGAGACCCAGAAGCTTTAGATAGAAACTTCCCAGTATCTGATTTACTTTCATCAGAACGATTCGCTTTTTCTCAAGTATCATATCCTGAGGATCTTGATTTAAGTAGTCAAGACGCTCTTGAAATCAGAGTTATGGATAGAAAACCAGTCAGATTTACTGGCGGATTACAGAGTGATAGAACAGAAAGAGTAGGATTAGACGAACAAGGAAAAGAAAAAACACTCACAACCATATATCTTCCAATACAATCAAATATAAGAGAAAATAACTCAGTTGATTATGATAGAAATCAACTAAACTTCTTACAAGGGGCTGCAATAGGTGCTATTAAAAAAATATTTGAAAGTGATGCCGAGGGAAAACCCACGGGAGAAGGGAGAAATATAGGGGGATTTGTTAGTGATCTTAGGGGTCAATTTGGAAATAATCAACAACAAATAAAACAGTTAGTTGGAGATGCAACAGCGTCTGCGGCTTTAGGAAGTTTTGTTAATCAATCAATCAACACTCTATCATCAAGATTCAATGGACAGATCTTAAATCCTAACCTTGAGTTGTTATTCAAGGGTCCAACATTAAGAGATTTTACCCTTATCTTTTTGATGTCCCCCAGAAGTGACACAGAGGCAAGAAATGTAAGACGTATCATAAATACACTGAAAAGATCAATGTCTCCCAAAAAAGGAAAAGAGGGATCTTTCTTTCTAGGTTCACCAGACTTTTTCAAGTTGAGATACTTGCATAAGAATAGTCCACATAATTCACTCCATAAGTTTAAAGATTGCATTCTTAAAGATATGAGAATGGACTATACTCCTCAGGGAACTTATGCTACATATACAGATGGATCAATGCATTCTTACCAAATGACACTTACTTTCGGTGAACTCGATCCAGTATTTGATGAAGATTATGATACTAGGGGTGATGACAATCCTGGTGGTGTAAACGAAATAGGTTTCTAAAATGTCAAACTACTTTAACCGTTTACCGAACTTTGAATATGTCAACAGACTTCCTGATGCGAAGATCTCTGATTATATTCAAGTAAAAAACTTATTCAAAAAAGGCGTCATTCGTGAAGACATCTTCCAAGATATTACCT